GCGGAACACGGCCATCCAGCACATCGACGTGCGGATCAAGTGCCGGCACACCGGCTCAACCCGGGATCCGCGCACCTGGCGCATCAAGAACGACACCTACAACAGGCTGTGCGACACCTGGCAGAACAACTTCGACTTTATACTGCAATGAAACGCTGGAACAAAAAGGCTTCTCCTCTCCTCGTTGGAAAACGAACAGGAAACACAATCAAAGTATGGTGCCCATATTGTAAACGGCACCACAACCATGGATGGGAAACAAACGCAGCAGATTCAGATGCCAACCATCGAGTCGCCCACTGTGACTTTGGAAGCCCATTGTACGAATCCGGTTACTACATATCCGTTGAACCAAACACATGAAATCAGCTCAACAGATTCAACAGGACGGCACTGGGGTGTATCACCTGACCAAGAAGGACGCTGGGGAAGCCTATCGCGCTGCCCGGAAGATCAAGATCGGCTCGATGTCCTTCTTCACACGCAAACGCGGGAAAGGCTCCAAGTGAAGGACTTCGACGTAGCACGCACCATGATTGAGTACGGTGGATCTTTCGTTCGCAAGCTTGGCGCCGCGGCACTGGTGGCCGACCAGGACAACCTGGCGAAGATCAAGTCAACCTGGCCCGACTACTGGGCTCAGTACGACCGGATGGCAAAACAACTTTCGGAGGTCGAGAAACAGGCCTCCAAGTAGACAACAACAACACAACAACACGTAAGACGATATGATAATCAGTGCAAACGGTGGTGGTAAGGAGTTCAAACCCTGCCCCGAGTACAGTGGCCGAGCGGTATGCGTAGACGTCAGCCCGTTGAAGGAGTACGAGACCGAGTACGGGGTGAAAAAGAAGTTCAAGTTCGCCTTCGAGCTGGACCTGATCGACGACAGCCGGGACCCGGTGCAACCCTGGGTGGTGCTCTCGAAGCCCCTGGTGCCCTCCCTGCACGAGAAGGCAGCCCTTACCAAGCTGCTCAAGGATTGGTTTGGCAGAAAGCTGACCGATGCCGAGAACCGCAGCCTGGATCTCGAGTCGCTGATCGGTAAGCCAGTCAATCTGATCATTGCCCACGAGCAGAGCCAGGACGGCACCCGTACCTACGCCAACATCAAGTTGATGATGCCCCACAAGCAGGGCGAACCGCTGAAGCCCTCCGGGCTCTGGAAGCGATTTAAAGATCGCCCGCCTCGGGACGACGACAAGGTCACGACCGTGGTGCCGGCCAGCGCGGCGCCCGTGAAGCTGGCAGACATCAAGGTGCACGTCGGTAAGTTCAAGGGCATCGCGCTCTCGGAGCTGACCAACGACGCCGTGCGCGGTCTGGCCGAGCACTGGCTCCCGAAAGCCAAGGTGAGCCCCGGCAAGAGCCCGGAGGACATCGGACTGATCGCTGCCGTGACCAAGCGCATGGAAGAGATCAACGCCCAGGAAGAGCCTAGTAACGACGACATCCCGTTCTGACATGAGCACCAGAAAACCATACATGAAGCTGTCGCACCTGGTGCCCGAGGTGGTGCGGATGCGTGCCGAGGGTGAGACACTGCAGTTCATCGGGGACCACCTGAAGCTGTCCAAGCAGCGCATCAGTCAGATCATCAACGCCGCCAAGCGGCATGAGCAGATCCTGCATCATTGGGGATGGCCCTTTAGCGTCAGGACCTTCAACGTCATCGAGCGCCTGGCCATCAAGTCCAAGGAGGATGCCATGGACCTCTATCGCAGCGGCCACCTCCATCCGCGGACTGTTACCGGCTTTGGGATCAAGAGTTACGCAGAGATCTGCGAGTGGCTCGAGGTTCCGATGCTCGAGAAGCCTCCGTTCTTAATGAAGCACTGCTGCCCGCACTGCGGTAAACGCTTCTGATACTTTCCGGCAGCCTGTTGCTGCTGGGACTCGTGGTGCAACCGGGGGTGCGCATCGGGACAAACGCACAAATCTACCAACTCAAATCGCTTTAGAACAATGCCTGCCAATCCAACAATTGTATTCGACATCGAGACCGGGCCTCTGCCGTTGTCAGAACTCCACATCCCTCCGTTTAACCCATCGGACGTTAAGTTGGGCAACGTCAAGAACCCCGACCTGATCGCCGAGAAGCTACAAAAGGCCGAGGAGACTCACACCGCGGACTACATCCGCAACGCTGCCCTAGATGCGCTCTCAGGCCAGATCCTGTGCATCGGATACCGCATCGAGCACCAGAACAGCGGCGTGATCAAGAACGAGGGCAATGAGGTCTCCATGCTCCGGGAATGGTGGACGCTGCTCAACTACTACGAACGCCAGCCCAAACTGGTGGGCTTCAACATCAAGGCCTTCGACTTACCCTTCCTCATCAAGCGCTCCTGGAAGCACCGCATCGCCCCGCCGTACTGGCTGCGCCAGGGACGCTACTGGAACGATCTGGTGGTCGACCTTCGAGAGGTGTGGCAGCTAGGGGACAATCGAGCCCATGGCAGCCTAGGATCCATCTGCCGGCACCTAGGCCTCGGGGACAAGACCGGCACCGGCGCCGAGTTCAGCCTGCTGTGGAATACGAACCGTCAAGCCGCCCTTGACTATTGCCTGCGGGACGTGCAGCTCACCCAGCAGGTGGCGGACATTCTGATCCCGGCCTACTGATATGCCACCAAACGAAATCTCTGCCGCCGAGAATCACATCTCCAAGAAGAGCCTATCGCTGCTGCACAAGATTACGTCACCAGGACAAATCGCCCAAGCGATGCAGGTAGCTACAGACATGGCCTACGCATTGAAGGATCAGCGGATTGCCGAGGCGAAGCTGAAGTGCGCACAGCGCAAGGAAAAGCAGGCCAAGCAAGCTCTGGACAAGACCAAGGCAAAACGCTAGGGAGCGCCTGTCGACGTGAGCCGTGAGAAGCAAACGCCGACACCACAACAACAAGCCATGTTCAACCAACTTTTCCCCACCCTTTCCGTGTTACGTCGCGTAGCTTGTGCGCGAGTTCTCACCGCGGACTGGGTGGGGTTTTCCGTTTGATACATGACCTACTCCGAAAAACTCCAAGATCCGCGGTGGCAGAAGAAGCGCCTTGAAATCATGTCGAGAGACGGTTTCCGGTGCATCAAGTGCGAGTCCGAAACCAACATGCTAACCGTTCACCACTTTTACTACATCTCAGGAAGGATGCCCTGGGAATACCCAAACCAATCAATGGTGACGCTTTGCCGGCAGTGTCACGTTGAAGGCAATGACGACTCATGCCCAAGGCCTTCCTACTTCCACCTGTGGGAAGTTTCGGCCTGCTTTGAGATCGGTCGGCAGATTTCCATGATGCAGCAAGGCATAGATGTAGACGAGGGGTGCCTTTTTTTCATTGAGCGAGCTGGGCATGAGGCTGGATGGCCGCCTTACGAGATAAGCCATCTTCTAAAAGACGCCGCAGAGGCAGGAATCATGACTAAAGAGTGGCTGCTGGGACTGAGGAATCAGGTTAGATTGGCCGAGACCAAAAAGGAAATCACACAATGAGAATCCGGTCGATCAAACCAGAGTTCTGGGAGTCCGAAAGCCTTGGCAGGGTTTCAAGAGAGGCACGCCTGCTTTTCATCGGGCTGTTCTCCTGCTGTGATGATGTCGGAAGGGCTCGCGCATCCTCGCGACTCCTCGCGAGCCGTCTCTACCCTTACGACGACGATGCTTTTAAGAAGCTCCCAGGCTGGATTTCTGAACTTGAGAAGCAGGGCTGTATTCGCCTGTACCAGGTTGACGGAGAGGCCTACCTCGACATCCCAAAATGGCAGAATCACCAGAAAATCGACAAACCTTCAGCCTCTAAGCTGCCATCATTCGACGATGTTCGCGAGGATTCGCGAGGCTTCGAGAAAAATAGCCTTGGAACAGGGAACAGGGAAAGGGAACAGGGAGAGGAGTCGACGACTACCGTCGTGCCCGAGATTACCGTGCAACCTCTTTGGGGAGTTAAGTTCGGCTTAACGCTGCCTGAGAATCTCCAGACCGACCAATGCCTTGCTGCTGTCGAGACCTGGTTGGCCTACAAGGCTGAGAGAAAGCAGGGATACAAACGCATCGGCCTATCGGCTGCCCTCAATGCCTGGGCCAAAGAGTTCAATGCTCAGACCTTCCCGGATGCGGTGACGCATTCCATGGCAAACAATTACCAAGGCATCTTTGCATCCAAAGCCCTTCTGGCATCCGGATCATCTCAGTCCGGCACCTTCTCCACCGACATCTCCGACTACCAATGAACGACCCCTACTTCGCCCAGGACGACGAGTACGGCCTGATCGGCGCCTGTCTCTCCGGTGGTTCCGATGTCTGCCACGAGGTGTTCGCCAAGATTCCGACTGCAGCCATCCAGCACGACAAGCTGCGCTGCCTGTACGAGATCGCCAAAGGCCTGAGCGCCAAGACCGAGCCGGTCAACATGGCCACGGTGGTCAAAGAGTGGAAACGCTCTATTCCTCAGATCACCCCCCCATTTGAGGAATTGAACCGGGCCGACGAGCTATGCCCCAGCCCGGCCAACCATCCGGCCTTCTCCCAGACTGTCCTGGAGGCCTACCATAGACGCCAGCTTAGAACCGCTGGAGACCGTCTGATACGTGAGTCCGCTGTCTCCACCCTATCCGTCGATCAAATCGTCTCCAATGCCGAAGCAGGGCTCACCGTTGAGGCCTCTAAGGAAGAGGTGCAATCGTCGAAGAGTGTGGTAAGCCGGTTTATCGACTCGACCCAGGAAAGATTCTCAAGGCAGGGCCAGCTTTCCGGGATCACCTCGGGATTCCACAGGCTCGACCAGATGACCGATGGATTCCAATACGGTGAGCTGGCCATAATTGCAGCCCGACCCAGCATCGGAAAGACAGCCATCGCCATTGCCATTGCCAAGGCAGCCGGCATAGACGCCAGGATACCAACGCTGTTCATCAGCCTGGAGATGTCCGATGAGTCCATTGTGCGCCGTATGGTCTCGGCTATTGGCAGCATACCGATGCAGGACATCAAGACCGGCCAGCTCGACCAGGGAGGAATGAAGGCTATGTCCAGTGCCTCGGCCAAGATCGCAGGCAGCCCCATCCATTTTGTGTCTGGTTCATCTGTATCAAATATCGCAACCATCACCGCGGTAATCCGCCGTGCTGTTCGCAAATGGGGTGTGAAGCTGGTGCTGGTCGACTACCTCCAAAAGATCCATGGCAGTAAGTCGGCAGAGAAGAAAACGTATGAGATCGCAGAAGTCTCTGGTAGACTCAAAGGCGTGGCCTCCGATACCAAGACAGCCGTGGTCGCCTTAGCCCAGCTCAATCGAGAGAACGAGAAGGACAAAGGCCGAGTGCCTCGGCTTACTGACCTGGCCGACTCAGGGCAGATTGAAAGAGATGCCGACCTGGTGCTATTGCTCAACCGGGAGCGTAACCAGCCCCAAGGCGAGGCCGTGATCGCTATCGCTAAACAAAGAGACGGTGAGTGCGGCCTAGTGCCTCTGTGGTACGACGGACAGTTCTGCCGCTTCTCCGACCCATCGCCAATATACTAAATGAAAACCAAGTACGACCTGGACAGGACCAAGCTGCTACACGACGGCCCCAAGCTGGTGCAGTGGGCCATCAGCCAGGGCCTGATGTCCTACCCGCTGAACCAGAAGTTCCTGGCAGACGGTTCGCCCGACCCCAACATCGAGTCGACCGAGTACGTTCACCCAGACAAGTACACACCCCAGTTCTGCCTGCGTGCCCATGGACTCCGGGAGCTCGGGATGACACTCGATGATCTAGCAAAAGCAATGGGAGTATCACGCGGATCAATCACATACATATTGGCAAAGGGTCACGAAGCCTTCCTTGAGTCAGAACGAATCAAACACAACTCTAAATCAGAATGAACAACCCAACAGCAGCAATTGATATGAAGGATCCATTCATCTACGCGCAACAGGCAAAGGCCGTAGTGCACGAGCCAACCACTGCAGGCACAAGGCCCTCAATCCATGTCAGCCTCTATGCTTACGGCGGTATCAGCGCAGCCTGCCTGATGTCCTGGGTAGGACTCACAGCCACCTTCGCCACCTCGGATCGACAGACAGACCTCCGCACAATCCGGGAGGATGCCCTGATCAGCCGCAGCCGTTGCCGCGCAACCAAGTGGTTCCTCGACTCAGGCAAGGACGTCTGGATCCAGATCGACCACGATATCGAGTTCGACCCCGCGGACATTATCCGCATGGCAGCGCTCGCCCACGAGAAGCAGGCGACGGTGTGCATCCCCTATCCATGCCGCACCATTCCACTGAGACCAGCCCTCCGAATCGACACCGAGCACGTCAAAGCCCTCCGAATGCAAACCTCGGATGCCGAGTGCGCTACAGAGCTAGTGCCGATCCGAATGTTCGCATCAGGATGCCTCGCAATACCTCGACGTTGCCTTATGAGCGCACTTGATGGGCTTAAAGGGTCAGAGGTGCCGAAGCCCTATCAGATCGACTGGTGCAAGGATGTGAGGGTCGACCAGTTCCCAACCCTGTGGATGCCGTTCGCCATGGATAGCACGTCAGGTGACTACGAATACCTCTCGGAGGACTACGCTGCAGCCGTCAGGTTGAGCCTGTTCGATGTGAAGCACTACGCCATGCACCCCAAGAAACATCTCAACCACTGGGGCGAATACCCCTACGGGTTCAAGCCTTATGCCGGGTAAGAAGGACAAGAAGCCAAGCATCGAGGACGTCGCCAAGGCAGCTGGAGTCAATTACTTGTACACTCAACGAGTGCTGGCAGGTAACACCGAGATACCCCAGGCAACGCAGCAGAAGGTCTTCAACGCGGTCAAAGAGCTCGGGTACGTCAAAAGCCATCACCCTAATCAACACTTCAACAATAAGCTGACCCAAGAGAAAGCAGACGCTGTCGTCGCTGGTATCCTGGAGAACAAGTCGCTTGAGAAGATCGCGGAAGATACCGGACTAAGCCCTACGACTGCGTTTAAGCTGATCCGAGGCGTTAAAGTCCCAGTCGATTACCCTGAGAATGAGGACGACTGGCGCAAGGATGTGACTGGATTTTTAGAGGTTGCGATCTGGAAGGGCACCAAGAGGCTGGCCGAATCCTCTATTAACTTGATAGATGATCGTGGCTTGCCCGTAGCGGTCGCTGTGCTAACCGACAAACTTGCTGTAATTAAGGGCCAACCTACCAGTATTCACCTCGCTATGACAGCCT